ATATAAACTATTGTGAATTAACTCAATGACATGATGATTAGCTCCTAGTAATCGTCGATGCGGATAAGTAATCACAGGGCCTTTACGGCTGACCCGATCACGCAAGCCATAGTGATGCACACGGGCTATGCGCTGCACACGGCTCTCAAACTCGACGCTTGCCGAGTCCTGGCTGGCGACGGCTTTCAGGTATTTTGTTGTGCGGAGTTTTGCAAACATCTGCCGACGGATGCGGCCCTGTTTCGTTCTGGCCGTCACGCGACGCGGCTCGTAAGCCGTCCCGTCCGGGTTGCGCTGCATCCTGATATTTTTCTGCTGGTTGAGGCGCAGCTGCTGCGCCAGCTCCCGCATCATGCGCTTACGTGCGGCAGGCTCCAGACCCGCCAAGAGCGCATCTAACCAGGCGTCAACTTCCTGCAGATCAGCCACGGCTCACCGCCCACATTTCGTCCGGTTCGTCCGGTTCCGGCACTGCTTCGACGCTGGACACGTCACCGTCAGCGCTGACTATCACACGCTCTGTCAGTTGCAGGTTCAGGCTGATATCACAGATATCATTGCGCAAAATATCGACTTCAAAGGAAAGCAACTTTTCCCGCAGCTCCGGGTTATGAATGGCATCCGGCTGATTCTCCATGAGCCAGGCCACCACCGGCGCCATCAATAACCCCTGATCGCCGCTGAAATCCACAATCACCACATTCAGGGTGTAACGATATTCCCATGAAAGTGACGCTGCCCCGGTTGCCACCACCGATCCGTTATCAACGAACAAATGCAGCTTATCCGGGTTATCACGGACATATGGCACCGCGTTATTCAGGGCGCGGCGTAAGGATTGAGGCTTGTTCACTGTTTCGCTCCTGACAGGAAATTATCGTGTCCACTTTATCGGCGCAGACCGCCCAGGCCGCCTCCGCTTCATCCAGCGCGGTCAGCAGATCGCCGTTAGTGCGTGCCACCGACTTTTCCAGGCGGCACTGCGTCACTCTGGGACAACCATTCACGGTAAGCAGCACCTCCGGCGAGGGCTGGACGTTCGCGCATCCTGATAACGTCAGCAGGCAGAAGAGTGTCAGCCCAGCGGCGTAAATCCTCATTTTCACGTTTTAACTCCTCAATTCTGCGCTGACGGCTTCGCAGCAGCGCGTTTGTACTTTCTGCCACCGCGTAAAGCCTTGCCTGTTCCCGGTTATTGGTTTCGGACAAGATGGACAGGGCGATCAGCTGGCTGTTCGTCTTTGCCAGTTTTTCGCCTGTCGTTTTCAGATCCCGCCCTTGCCGCTCGATGGTCTGGCTGGCCTCCTTCATCCGCCATGACTGCCAGCCAAGCGCCAGCACTACCAGCGCCAGAATTACCGCCAGCGCCTTCGTCATACCGTCACCGGCTCCGCATCAATAATCTGCGCACGCAGAACCTTAAGCGCGGCCAGCGTCAGCAGATAAAATACCAGGGTGACAACGTGGCCCGTAAAGGGGAGAAAAATCACAAGTAGTGAACACCTGGCCCATCGGATCACCTGGTTTCCTGGCGTGCTGAAAAAGCGCGTCAGCGCCTGCTTTGCCTCCCGCCGATGAGTGCCGCCCGCATACCATCCAGCCAGGCATAGTAGCACCGCTCCCCAGCTCAGCAGGCAGGCTATCCAGGTCAAGGCTGTAACCAGTGCCGGAACAATATTGTTTGGAACAAAGAGACTAAAAATCATCAGAGCCGTGTACAGCACCGAAAATAACCCACCGATCAGTTTCTTTTTCATTTCGTTACGCTCCTTTTAAGCACCAGGACAGCTCCCGCGCGCGGCGGTTGTCCAGTCCCGGATTAAATACGCCTTTGACGTATACCCAGCGTGGCAACTGATAGCAGGCCTCGCGCCAGCGCTTCTGATTGATAAACTTCACCATGGTTGAACCGCAGGCATTGCCGGTTCCCACGTTGAAGGCCAGCGATACCAGCGCGTCATAGACGTTCTGCGGTACGCTCACCAGGACACAGCGATCCAGCGCCTTCTCCACCCTTAAAACGTTGGTGATGAAACTCCCGGCGGCCTGCCGTTCCGTGATGGTCTTCCCCGGCACCACGCCGGACGTATTGCCAATGCCATCGGTCCACACCCCCGCATCACACTGATACGGCTGCAGGCGGCAGCCCTCGTAATCGGCTATCAGCTTCAACCCTTCCATTGAGGTATGAAGTTGCTGAAAGCCCGGCAGGGTGGCGGCAATCGCCAGCACCGCCCCTACCAGGCAGCGTTTAACGGTTGAAGGATTCATATTCCCCCCGTGTAATTTTTCCGCCGCGCAGCAGCTGGTAGGTTTTGTGTTTGTAGTACCAGTTGATGGCCAGCATCAGCACGCCAATCAACACACCGCCCACTGTCGACACATCCTTAAGCGATAAATCTCCCATCCATGCCAGCAGTACAGCGATGCAGTACGTGATGAAGGCGCTGATCCGTTCAAGCGTCATATTTCAGTCCCATAACTGGACGGTCTGCACCGTGGAGGTGGTGGCAATATCCGGCAGATCCACCTGCAGCCCGTGTGGTAAGAACGGGCCGTGCTCAGCCAGCCCCGGATTTGCCTGCAGTACCTGCTCCGTGACGCCCTGCGTGCGTCCGTAATGACGCCAGCAAAGCGCGTCCACCGTGTCACCCTGGTACGCACGCACTTTCATCAGATCAGCTCCACTGTGCAGTGCGGCGCATCCTGCACCCGGCTGACGGCCCAGCGGGCGTCACGCCACAAATCACCGCTGGCTTCTGCCAGTTCTTCGCCGCGCTTCACACCGGATGCCGTGGCGTCATAGTCCTGGTATCGTTCGTTGAGCATGGCGCGTGCCCAGCAGTAAACCGCGTTGAAATAGTGCTGAATGCGCTCACTTTTCCCGTCCAGCTGTTCTGCCGGAACCTCTGCCAGCGAGGCATACCCCAGCATCTGCTGGCGTCTGCGAAACTCATACAGCTCTGCGTTGACCTCCGAAATTGCCGACAGCGCAACCTGCTTTAAACGCGGCTGCGTCACCGTGCCGTCAGTGCGCATCACGCTGCGAAACTCCGACAGGTCCACATCAGGCCAGAACGGCGTATTTCTGATGATTTCCGCCTGTTCCGGTGCCTGTTCTGGCGCAACAAACTTCATGCTGCTTTCTCCTGAAATAGAGGGCGGTGGACGGGGTTTTGATGTGGCGGTGCCTTTCGCCACCCCGTGCCGCCCGTGCGCGGGGGCACGTTCTGTCAGCGGCTGTCATTGCGCAGTCTGCGCTCCAGCTGCTGTTTGTCTTTTTTCACGCCACAGCGGGGATCGAGCTGTAACGCATGGTTAAGATGATTAAGGGCGGAAGCCGGATTGCTTTCACTCAGGACAGCGCCAATCGCTTTATGCAGACGCGCCCGTGACTGGTCCGGCATATCCAGACCGTCTGTCAGCTCCAGCGTCTGCAGCAACAGATCGGCATCAAAGCCGGTGGCGGCAAGCATTGCGCTCTGGGCTGCATCTGCCATTTCCTCTGCCAGCACGGTCTGCACGTTGCGGTTACCCAGCGGCATCACCCAGCCATGACGCAGGGCATGACGCCCGATCTCCAGCGCCCCGGCATAATCTCCGGCATCAATGCGCCACAGCATCACGTACATCAGCACGTCATCCTGTTGAGCGCCTCCGGCAGCCAGGACGCCCTCCGCCCAGGCGGCATATTTCGGCAGCAGCTCCACCTTTATTTCCGCTTTTTTCACCGTGGACTGAACGCCCTTGAGACGGCGGCGGTCTTCCGCCAGTTGCAGCAGCATCAGGTCATAGCCCGACGCGTGGCGAACACTGCCGCCTTCACGGGCGGCCTGTTCAGCCTGAACGCGCAGGCGATGCTGCCGTGCGGGACTCAGGCTCATAGGTTACGCTCCGGCTTCTGCTGCGGCGGCGCTGAAATCGCCAATCTGGATGTTTTCCACCAGTGCGGCGCAGCGGTAGTCCTCAACCACATAGGCTTCGTTAACAGATTCAAAGTTTTCAATCCGGTCACGTTTCGGGTTGTCGATAACTGAACGGCGGCGGGTGTCTTCCTGCCAGTAGATGGACAGGTTATCCAGACGGGTGATCAGCAGCGCATTCGGCGGGAAGAACGGCGCACGCACGGCCTGCAGACCGCCCATGCGTTTCTGACTGATAATCATATCGGCTGCCAGTTTTTCACTGTTTTCCTGCTCTTTGTTGACCAGCGGGAAATACTTGTCAGACAGCAGTTCACGACCGCAAATCACCACCAGATCGTCATCGTCCTGGTAGACCACGTCGATAAGCTCATTAACGGCATCCATCACCACGGCGTCCAGGTTGGCATATTCGCCACCTTTACCGACTTTCACCGCACCCGGTGTGGTTTCACCGCCCGTGGTGGTGCTGCCCATGACGTGCTCCGGTGCATCCTCACGGATTTTCTGCAGCCAGCCTTTGTTCACATCCTGCAGCAGCGGGTTTTCGCTACGGTTGGAGGTTTTCGCACGCTTCACGCCGTTAAAGCCGATCATGATGCGGTCCAGTGCCTGACGTTTCACGATGGCGTTACGGATACGCACCTGGAAATCCTGAAACTTCGCCCACAGGTCCAGCTTCGCGTAGGTCAGCACCGTGTCAAAGTTGGTCTGTTCGCATTTGTATTCCACATCGACCATCAGCGTCGGATCGACAGGTTCACGCTCTTTCGCGGTGGTGTCAGTGGTTCCGGCAATGGTGCTGCCAACCCCCAGCCCCAGCAGCTGACCGGACTGCTCAGTCACTGGCGTGACGTTAATCAGCGTCAGGAAAGCGGCGGACTGCTGGATCTGGTCTTCCAGCGTCTGCTGTACAGACGGCTCCACGGTGAACTTGCTGGACAGTTCTTCAGCTGCCACACCGTTCAGACGCGCCAGCTGCTGCAGGTAAGCGTTAAAAGCAAAGCGGGTATTCTTCTTCATCGGGTTTTATGCTCCATCAGCAATTGGTCAGAGTGTCAGCGGGGGCGTTACCGCCTGTTGCACGCTGGCGGTAGTCCTGGCGGCAGTCCTCATGGCTCAGCTTGTCCACCAGTTCGTTAAAGGCGGCCTGTTGTGCCTGCAGGGCTGTCTCCAGCTCAGACAGGCGTTCTTCCTGCTCAGACAGGGATTTTTCGGTGCGTGCGCTCAGGTTTTGCTGCTCAGTGGCGACCAGCTCCACGGCCTTATGCACATCAGAGAACCGGGCATCGTCGGACTGCTCTTTTTTGGTGAACAGCGCCGTGACGCGGGCAAACAGGGACGGCTTGTCCTCCTGGATTTCTTCCAGTTCGATCACCGTTTCCTCTGCGGCGGTAAAGAGATTGGCGGGATTCTGCTTGCGGTTTGCCAGCGGGTTATGGGCTGCACTGGCGCTGAATGTCAGCATTTCCGTACCCAGACTGGCTGGATCATCAGTGGCAGCCAGGCCAACCAGGTAGGCTTTGCCCGTATCAGCGAACTTCGGGCTGACTTCCATAGAAGTGAATAATTTCTGGCCTTTTTTCACCAGCTCCACCAGGGACTCCGTTGGCTCAACGTCGGCATACAGCGCCATCTTGCCTGCCAGCGGACCTTCCGTGATTTCTTCAGCAAACAGCGCCGTTACCTTGCCGTAGCGGTTAAAGGTGCTGTCCGGCAGATAAGACTTGATGTGCTCAAGGTTAATCAGCGCGGTATACACTGCCGGGTTGTAGCTGGCTGCCATCTGTTCCAGCCATTCACGCTGGATTTCGCGTCCGTCGGTGGTGGCACCTTCCACCCCGATGCGAAAACGCTTTGCTTTCACTGTCATGAGCCGTGCTCCGTTAGAAAAAACTTACTGGAGCCTTATGGTTGCGGTGATGAGGGCAGTGAAACAATGCACGGTATTTGTACCGACAACCACACAAACCGCAGGCGGGGAAAGCCTTCATTCAAGGCTGTAGGTTTGTGCCATGAACACCACACTGACATCCGCAGATCTCGATCCCCGTCGGCAGGCCATGCTGCTGTACTTTCAGGGATATCGCGTAGCCCGCATTGCTGAAATGCTGGGCGAGAAAGTTGCAACCGTTCACAGCTGGAAGAAACGCGACAAGTGGGGTGACTATGGGCCGCTGGATCAGATGCAGCTCACCACCGCCGCACGCTACTGCCAGCTCATCATGAAGGAGCACAAAGAAGGGAAAGATTTCAAAGAGATTGACCTGCTGGCGCGCCAGTCGGAGCGCCACGCGCGGATCGGCAAGTTTAACAATGGCGGCAACGAAGCCGACTTAAACCCTAACGTCGCCAACCGCAACAAAGGCCCGCGTCGTCAGCCGGAAAAGAACGTTTTCACCGATGAACAGATTGAGAAGCTGGAAGAAATCTTCCATTCCTCCATGTTCAACTACCAGCGCCACTGGTGGGAAGCCGGAAAAACCAACCGCATCCGCAACCTGCTGAAGTCACGCCAGGTCGGCGCGACCTTTTACTTTGCCCGTGAAGCCCTGATTGACGCCCTGCTTACCGGACGTAACCAGATTTTCCTTTCCGCCAGTAAGGCACAGGCCCACGTCTTTAAACAGTACATCATCGACTTCGCCAAAGAAGTGGAAGTGGAGCTGAAAGGCGATCCGATGGTGCTTCCCAGCGGGGCTACGCTTTACTTCCTCGGCACCAATGCCCGCACGGCCCAGAGTTACCACGGCAACCTGTATCTGGATGAATATTTCTGGATACCGAAATTCCAGGAGCTGCGCAAAGTGGCTTCCGGTATGGCTATTCACAAAAAATGGCGACAAACCTATTTTTCCACACCATCCAGCCTGACACACAGTGCTTATCCGTTCTGGTCCGGTGCGCTGTTCAACCGTGGGCGCAACAAAGCCGATAAGGTGGACATCGACCTGTCCCACAGCAATCTGGCCCCCGGCCTGCTGTGCGCAGACGGGCAATACCGCCAGATAGTCACCGTGGAAGATGCTGTGCGCGGCGGATGTAACCTGTTCGATCTCGACCAGTTGCGCATGGAGTACAGCCCGGACGAATACCAGAACCTGCTGATGTGCGAGTTTGTGGACGATCTCGCGTCCGTGTTTCCGCTCAGCGAGCTGCAGGCGTGCATGGTGGACAGCTGGGAAGTCTGGACCGACTTTCATGCACTGGCCCTGCGCCCGTTTGGCTGGCGCGAAGTGTGGATCGGTTATGACCCGGCAAAAGGTACGCAAAACGGCGACAGCGCCGGGTGCGTGGTGGTGGCACCGCCAGCCGTGCCGGGCGGTAAGTTCCGCATTCTTGAGCGTCACCAGTGGCGCGGGATGGACTTCCGCGCCCAGGCTGACGCCATCAAAAAACTGACTGAACAGTACAACGTGACATACATCGGTATCGACTCAACCGGCGTCGGTCACGGGGTTTACGAGAACGTGAAAGCGTTTTTTCCTGCCGTCCGGGAGTTTGTCTACAACCCCAACGTTAAAAACGCTCTGGTACTCAAGGCCTACGACATTATCAGCCACCGCCGTCTGGAGTTTGACGCCGGGCACACCGACATTGCGCAGTCATTCATGGCAATCCGTCGCGCCACCACCGCCAGTGGCAACCGCCCGACGTATGAAGCCAGCCGCAGCGAAGAAACCAGCCACGCCGATCTGGCGTGGGCAACAATGCACGCACTGTTTAACGAACCACTGCAGGGCGAGTCCGCCAATACCAGTAATATTGTGGAGATTTTTTGATGGGAAAGAGTAAGAAGAACCGCGCTGCGTCGCAGAACCAGACCCAGCATAAAAGCCAGACTTCAGCCGAAGCATTCAGCTTCGGCGATCCCATTCCAGTTCTGGATCGCCGCGAACTACTGGACTATGTGGAATGCGTACAGACAGATCGCTGGTATGAGCCGCCAGTGAGTTTTGACGGACTGGCGCGAACCTTCCGCGCCGCCGTGCATCACAGCTCACCGATTGCAGTAAAGTGCAATATTCTGACCAGCACCTATATCCCTCACCCGCTGCTCAGCCAGCAGGCTTTTTCACGTTTTGTGCAGGACTATCTGGTTTTTGGTAACGCCTACCTGGAGAAACGCACTAACCGCTTCGGTGAAGTTATCGCCCTTGAGCCTGCTCTGGCAAAATACACCCGACGCGGATTAGACATGGATACTTACTGGTTTGTGCAATATGGTATGACAACCCAGCCGTATCAGTTCACGAAAGGCAGCATTTTTCATCTGATGGAACCGGACATCAACCAGGAGATCTACGGCCTGCCCGGTTATCTTTCTGCCATCCCATCCGCTTTGCTCAACGAGTCCGCCACGCTGTTCCGCCGCAAGTATTACATCAACGGCAGCCATGCAGGCTTCATCATGTATATGACCGATGCCGCGCAGAATCAGGAGGATGTGAACAATCTCCGCAACGCGATGAAAAGTGCCAAAGGTCCTGGTAACTTCCGTAACCTGTTTATGTACTCGCCTAACGGTAAAAAAGACGGGCTTCAAATCATCCCGTTATCAGAAGTCGCGGCGAAGGATGAATTTCTGAATATCAAAAATGTCAGCCGCGACGACATGATGGCTGCGCACCGCGTGCCGCCGCAAATGATGGGGATTATGCCTAATAATGTTGGAGGGTTTGGGGATGTAGAGAAAGCCAGTTGCGTTTTTGTTCGTAACGAATTAATGCCGCTACAGAAACGGCTACAGGAACTAAATAGATGGTTGAAAGATGAAATTATTCGTTTTGCGACATACTCATTATGACGACAATATGTTCGCTGATCAGTAAAATATCAAGAAGGCCTCTTACAAGGCCTTCTTTTAGTTAGAATGCGGATTTGATTTTTTTCTCAAATGCCTCATATACAGGCTGGTTCATTTGGGCCGTTGCAGTAATAAGCTGTGAAAAATTTGATATACAATCTTTAACTTTTGTAGGACTTTTCAACCCTCCTTCAACCAGTGCAGGCAGCAACTGATTACTTAAAGCCAGACACACATCTACAATTGGCTCCCAAATACTTTCAGCCTGAGAAGGAGAGACCGTACTTCCAAACGAAACTCTAAATAAATTAGGAACGGGACGGCCCAAAAAGTTTTCCAAACATTCGGCAATAGCCGAGCACAATAAAGGTATTGAACCACGATGCCTGAGATATCCCAATTGAGCGCTATCATTTTTTGAAAGAGTATCTTTCTTTGCCAAAGCTATTTTCTTGTTCTCAATACACCGCATGAGAGAATACGCACAAACAATATGTGAAGCTTTTGTACTGTCATTAAAAATCTTAGAATAATGAGAGTCATTAGTCCAAATTGCAGATCGCTGATTATAAGCTATCGTCGGCTCTCCATGGAAACTCATCAAAGCTTGACCAACAGTATAAGAAGGCAGTAGATTAGTTTTTCGACGAATGACACTTTCAGCACCTCCTCGTCTTCCTCCATCATATTCAGCATCAGGAATAGAAGCAAATTCATTTTTAAGTCGTTTTTGAATTTTGTCTGTGCTTCTGAAATCAGATGCTTCAACTTTATTCTGACTGTTATTATACTGAATTATATTCTGAATTAGATCAGCATCCGCATCTTTGACTTTTATAAATCTAGCTTGGACTTTAACTGATTCTGGAGGTAATCGTGGCAGCGTTCCTAAAGCACCTGTTGTCTGTGCTCCATTAACTATTGACATCCCTCTGATTTCAAGATTCTTTGATGCTTCATTGAATTTATATTCATGAACCAAAACAGTTACGCCATTATTGTATGCCCAAAATTCTGATGCTGAATTTTCCGCACTGTTACGGATACCATTATTGATATTTGAATCAGATGACCTTGATCCAAGGTAGTCTCTAACATTTGCTGAAAATATTTTTAATTTATGCTTTTTGTACGCTCTAGCTAAATCTCTTCCCTGAATGGTAGTACAGAATGCATTCCAATTATCTCCTTTTATTTCATAGCCACCATCACTGACTTTAATATTGAAAATCTCATCAACCAGTATTGGTGATAGTGATTCACTATACCATTCCGTCAACTTTTCAGTGCCTACTTCCATTGCATGCACTTGTATTTTAGCATCTTCAAAATCATGTTTTAAAATAGTTGCTGCTGTCTGCTGAACCGTAATTAGCTCTTGAGCCACATTTGTTGAAGATGGTAAGTTATGAACATACCAAACGTACAGAGTTTTAATTTTCCCTTGTTTGATTGATGTCCGTATCTGTTGAGCAGAAGATTTTATTCTATCGGGTACATCATGCAAATCTCTTTGCAGAAGCCATGCTAAAGCAATATTAAGATCACTCGCTTTATTTGCTGGAGCTTCCTGTCTATCTTTGCTTGAGAAATAGCATTGAGCAAGTACAGCAAATTCTTCTTCTTCATTAATATACACAAGGTCACATTTCTTATCGTCATGTCCATCGGTAATGGACTCTGCTGCGACACTATCAATATCATCAATTCTGAAATGTAATGCTAACGCAAACAAAGCCAGTCCATTATCACCATACGATTTCAAATCTTCTCTTGCAGAATAGGCTTGGTTCCAGGTACTCATTATCACTCCTTAGTAATAAAGTTTTAGCGAAGGTTATCTCTAAGAAGGTACATTTTCAATTCCATTTATCCCTCCAGCGCGCGCTCGTATCCCCGCCACGCCTGCCCACTTTATGTAGTGGTTTTCATGCACCTGCATGATCTACGCAAAAGCCCGCTAGAACTGGCGGGCCTTAACACAAAAGATCCTCAAACGATCATGCGATCTCATGCAGCATAGACATGCGCGTTTATGCAGAATGTGCAAAATCGTAACATACTCAGTAAGCGTGAAACCTAGAACGTGACAGCCTTGTCAAAGCCAGAAATAATGGTATAAGAAATAGACGAGTTATCAGCCTTGTTCACTTTGAACTTGGCACCTTTGTAAGCGATAACATCACTTCCTTTAGAATCTACAGAAAAATCTGTTGTAAATGCTGCACGAGCCATATCGTTTGCAAATTCACGATAGGTGAACTTCATTACACCGCCTGCATTTCCATTGTATTCGATAGTCTTAACCAATGAGTTACTCACTCGACACAGCCCATCAGGAACACGTTTGATAGAAATTTCTGATGCAGTATAAGAAGTGCCATTTGGCGGTGATATCTCATTTTTTGCAGCATCGTAACTAACATAATCAACATAGTTACCGATTTGCCCATAGAGATTTTTTAACGCAACAGCTTGAGGGTTATGATAATTGCGATAAATTCCATTCCCCTCACTGCAATATGTACCAGCAGCGATAGAAGACAATGCACCATTAGCCGCACCAAGTTCTAATACGTCCGTTTTAAATCCAGTAGCAGATGTGATAATGGGATCGCCCATGTAGGCGGTAGCACTTTGCCCAATAGCAGGCTTCACCACTTCAATAGCAGTGATATTTCGGTTAGAAGCATGTGGTACGCAACCAGTTAGGATTACAGCAAGAGATATTGGTAACGCTACATTATTAATTTTCATTTTTAGCCTATTATTCTTTTCTTGACAAAAAACAAGGCGATATCTGATTGATCATCGCCTCTCACTCATATGTAACCCTTTTTGATTAGAAAAAACAAGCGTCTATTGACAAAATCAATGCAGCCAGCTGTCGTCTTCCCACACCTTCTGCATAATTTTCATCACTTGTTTTCTTTCTTCGTCCAGTTGCAGTCCGGTCAGTTCCACACCGTTAGAGCTACCTTTACGGATACGGATTACCGTTTTGGGATACAGGGGGCGCAGATTGCGGTAAAGCTCGGATTCAAGGGCGTCCAGGGTAGACTGGCTAATCTTCTGCTCTTTATCGATCATTATTTCAATGCGCATAAAAGTCACCTCAGCTGATGACATCCATTGAGCGGTTGTATTCGTGGGTTCTGATTTTTGCCATGAGTTCATCTGTCAGTTCAGAAACCCACTGCAAAGCCAGCCCCTTCTCTTCATCACTACACTCACTAGCCGCTACAAGCTTAAGAAAAAAATCAATGCGCTGGAGCTTCAAAGACTCCAAAAAATAGTCCTGCATCTTTCCTCCTATGACACCACAAGCAACACTGTATGTATAGCCACTGTTTATATTTACAGTATATAATAATATTACTGATGTAAAACGTTTTTTTACGTTCATCAGCCTGATATGCCTGGTATTATTAAGAGCACGAATTGTTAACCCGCGTAATTAATACAGGTTTCGCCACTTATCATCTTCCTGCAAACGCTGGTTCCGATAGAAGATACGCAGGCCTGCTCCTGATGGAATACTGCCGCCGCGAAGGAGTAAATCGACCTCTTTCTCGCTGCCATCAAATCCTCTGGACTTCAGTTCATAGACGAGCTGCTGTCGCTGATGGTCTGTAATTCGCTGTTTGTAGTCTTTACGCCGTTTCGGTTTCACCAGGCGTAACCTTGCAGCCAGTTCCCGGCGCTCTTTTTTGCTCATACTGTGCAGGTAATCGTGCAACTCCTTGTCATCCATGCGGGTAATGTCCGTCCTGGTATCCCCATCAGCTGATTTGTCTTTCCCTTGTTGGTTCAAATTTTCAGCAAGGGGACAGTTATTGCCACGAGTCCAAGGGGCGCAAGCGCCCTGGTCGGCTGCCGCCTCCTGAACGTCAACGGCCTTACGAACCATTTTCCACTTCACTGCATGAGTGCAGATCTTGCCCTCTGCAATGGGTGACCAGATGCCATAAATACGAATACCGTGATCGCCATAGGCGGTCGGCTCTTCGTTAATTTCATAAGCAGTTCTGATGAGGTGATATTTACGGGGAACCAGTACACCTCCCTGCTTCATGATATAGGTGGCAAAACAACCAGCATCAGCAGCAGCCAGAATGGCATCAAGGCGCGGGTTATCCAGTACCGGCACACCTGCTTTTTTGTCACCCTGCTGCCTTGCCGCCTGACCAGCCAGCAATCGCAGTTCACGGTAAGCCTGACGCCCCGGAATACCAAAGAAGCGGAATTGCTGAACACGATGCAAAGACGCCCAGGCATTCACGTATTCAGCGTTATCACGAAGAGATTTACCCGTTTCCTTGCTGATCTCGCCAGCCAGACCACGCCCGTCAATGTTCTTACTGATGTATTTCGCTATGTAGCTTGTCGGCGTTCCTTTGCGCGGGTTAATCAGCTCAGACTTAAAGCGCGGCCCCGTGTTATTGCCCAGCTCCTCGCGGTCTTCACGGATAGCAAACTTACGCAACAATGCAGTAATGGCGCGGCGGTCTTTTTTGCGCATGAAACACAACAGGTGCCAGTGAACTGTGCCGTCGTGATGCGGCTCAGCCACCCGCACGCCATACCAGCGCAACCCGGCTTTGTGCATCGCCTTACGAAATGCAGCAAACATATCGACCAGATAATCGCTGCTTTGTCTTACCGTCGCGTTTTTCCAGGTCGGATTGGGTCTGCCGTTATTGAGCGTGGAATGGAAACGTGACGGACAGGTAATGGTGTAGAAAACGGCGCAGTCACCGCGCATTTCCGCGATAAGCTCCAGACCTTTAACACAGGCCATCATCTCATTGCGGCGATGCGCCGGGTTGCTGCAGCTGGCGTTTACCACATCTTCCATGTCCAGCGTGTCGCCGTCTTCGTTCACCAGTTCATGAGAACGGAAAAACTCCAGCGACTTACGGCGCTGCTCACGTTTATGCATCACAGCTTCATAGCTGACATAGGGAGATGCTTTTTTGCTGACCAGGCAGACAGCACGCAACTGCTCTTCCCGCCATTCACAACGCATCTTCCACAATTTCCGATACCACCAGTCGGCGCACAGCATACGCGCCAGCGAGCCCGGAATGAGTTCATAGGGCACTGGTTTACGGCGGTTTCTTTTCCGACGGAGTTGCTCAAACGCAGGCGGGATGACATCCAAACGTAGGGTTTCCGCTGCCACCTTTTCCCATGTCTTGCGGATTTCTTCTGGCTTAACATCATCGGTGGCGTACAAATCACCACAAGCGGCATCAAGACACATGCTCATATGCGCAGCGACAAGGGTAGACAGGCGTTTCACCTGATCCTGACTCATTTCAGGCAGGATCAGCAGGCCGTCCAGCCCTTCATGGCTTGCCATAAAGCGAAAAGAAGTGGATAGCTGACTGTCGCGTACATGCTCCAGTCGTTCCAGACATGGCTTAATCGTCTCACGCAAATAGCGGGAATAAGCCTTTGGCCTGCCCAGGCTGCTGAAGTATTCAATACGTTGCATCAGCGGCTTGCTGATATGGGAAGGCTGGGCGTTGACGTCAGCCAGAATGACCATGTCTGGATTAAAACGCTGCTGCTCATGCGCCAGCTTTACCCGGCTAATGAGCTTATCCTGCTCCATTTCGCGCTGGACAGGATCACGGGATTCATTAAAGAAATAACGCTCCCAGACCTGCTCACTCAGTGCCTCGCGGCGCAGTTGTTCCTGCTCGTTATCGGCAGCATACAGAGTGATCAGGTTTGAAAGTGCAGACTCCGGCGCAACTTCCGCCGGGTCCAGATAAGGATTAATGGCCTTTTTCGGGCCGTTCCATGAAAATGATGCAGCGGCCTCGTTAAAGCCGCTAGAGTTGCTCATATCGTCATGACTCATACACGCACCTCGTACACAGCAGAACTATCTACGCCACGCGAAGGAGCAAATCCCACCCAGCAGCGCGCCCCGGAAACAGCAATGATTTCTGTTGCAGATTTACTCTCGCCAGCCGACACGCCGATGCTGCGTTTTGCCTTGATGTAGTGGTGAGTGAAATTGCGATACAGCGAACGAATCAGGGATGTGTCACTGTTAGAAACAATGACCGGATGACCTTCAGATGATCGATGTTCAAGAACGGATGCCAGGTGATACTGGTCATCCTTAGTGAAGCCATCAGTGTGATAGCCGGAAAACGTACCGTAATAAGGCGGATCGCAATACACCACATCCCCCGCCTTCAACATCGCCAGCGTTTCATCAAAGCTGGCGCAGATAAACGTTGCTCGCTGGGCTTTTTCTGCAAATTTGCGAATTTCTTTTTCAGGGAAATACGGATTTTTATAATTCCCATAGGGAATGTTGAAATGCCCGCTCTTGTTATAGCGACATAACCCACGGTAACCATGACGATTGAGATACAGGAAATATACCGCTTTCATGAAATCAGTAATTTCAGTGGAGTAATTAAACTCCTGCCTTATGTTGTAATAAGCCACCTCCCTGTTTGCTTCCTCAAATAAAGCTCTGGCACGAGATATAAACGCCTCGCAATCAGCAGCAACCTTTTTATAGAGGTTGATTAAATCAGGATTAATATCCGCAACAAGATAGCTGGGGTAATCCGTCTCTATCATCACAGCACAAGAACCCGCGAAAGGTTCAACCAGTCGCGGGCCAGCAGGAAGGTATTTTTTCAGTTCTGGCATAATGGCGGTTTTATTACCCGCCCATTTCAGGATGGTGCTCATACAGCACCTCCGTTGTAATGTTTGCCTTTCAGCTCTGCGATTTCCTGACAGGTAATGCAAAGCTGCACACCCGGAATGGCGCGACGTCGTGCTGGCGGAATTGGTGCTTCACACTCAATGCAAAGCACGCGGGATACGCCCGGCGTTTTGGCGCGGGCAGTACGGATATGACGCTGGCGTTCTTCTTCAACGCGCTGCTGTACGAGATCCATTGCATCAGCCATCAGTGGATCTCCTGCGCTTCGTTCTGGATTGCTTCAGCAGTCACACGCAGCAGTTCTGCCGCTTCGACGTGGTTTAGCTGGCGGGATGTGATATGACACGCCAGGCTATCAAGGCGAGCTGCCATTGCTTCAGCCCTTGCCCGGCGGTCTTCCAGACGAGCCTCTGTCAGTAAAATATTAAGCCCTGCATCATCCGGTCCGGTTTTAGTCGTGAGGGTTTCAATACTACGCATAATCAATTCTCCTGAATTTAGATAAAGGGATGCCCGGCGGGTTTACGCCATGAATTTCATTAGTTGGTTAATTCGGCATGGTTAGCCGTCTGGGAAATAAGCTCACCACTGCACGAAAATGATTCATTGCTTTAATCAGCTCCCGCTTTTCGTCAGTGGTCAGCTCATTAATGCTGATGCTATGACGTTCAGCTGGGATTTTTGCCATAAAGAATATGGCAGCCAGTGCCCGTTTATTTTGTTCATTATTGATATCCCGTGGATCACGCATATCTTTAATAAACCGCTCAAGCTCTGACTCAATATTCAGGCCAAATACTTTCGCCCTTAATTCCGCAATGTGATTAAGTCCGTTCAGGCGTTCACCGGGGCTTAATGGAACAGTCGCCGCAGCGCCTTCAATAGCCATTTGTTCCCCTGTTTTTTCGTAGATAGTTCTGCCAGCAATTCATCTTGTGAACGGCACGGATGCCAGCGTTTACCATCCTCACCCATGATCCAGCCGTGCCCGTAGTGCATTGCCGGACTTTGTTTTACCAGCAGCGATGCAAATGATGGTTCTTTCGTCAGCATAAGCACCTCACAGCAAACCGAATGAAGCACCGAGGCCAGTCACGGTATCAACTGCACTCGCCATCGCAGGATTAGCCTGTAAACGGGCCTGCAATGAAACAGCGGCCAGCGCCATCAGTCGTGTTACAGAGTTAATGCTGCTGATAGCATCACGACGACCTGCACTGGTTTTTACATCGCCAGATACCGCACCTGCTGCAACACGCCCGATCTCTGCGGTTGCACTCATGACGTAATGTGGCAGTTTCTCTTTTGCCACCTCATTAATCGGTACACATGGCAGACAATGAATCTGTGCCAGAAAACCATCTACCAGCGTTGAATCTTCAGTCAGATCGGTAAGCAGCCAGATTTCTGGTGCGGTTAATAAATGAGGTTGAGCTGGGTTCAGCTTGTTCCGCAGAATCTGCACATTCATGCCAGCACGTTCTGCCAGTTGCACCAGGTTGTGGCGCAATGCGAATGCACGACAGGCTTCATCAAAATGTGGATGTTTGGAAACTTGGTAATCAAACATGGTCGACACCCCTGATGCATCCCAAAATGGAACTAGTTGAATACAACATTGCAATCAGTAAGTGCATCAACGGTAAGAGCAGCAAGGTTGATCATCACCTTTTCTCTTTTCTTGTCTTTCCGAAGGCGATGCCGAGGGATGCGACCGTCAGCCAGCATATCGTTAATTGTGTCGATTGAAAGACCAGTAAGTTCGCTATAACGCTCAATTGTGACATGTGGCGTATTCAGGGTTATTGAAATGTTAGGGGTCATGATGCAACATCTCCTATTGGCTTGTGGTGAGTCAGTTTTAATCGTGGCTTCAACTTCACATTTCGGAGAATAGGATCACAAATCGGTTATGTCAACACACGAAATCACATTTCGCCATGTGGACGAAAAAAAGAAATCCTTAATCATGCAGAATCGCGGAGGGCAATCGGTTATAGCTCGGATACTGAAAGCCTATGGTTTTTCTTCCCGACAAGCATTCTGTAATCACCTAGGTATATCGCAAAGTACAATGGCGAACAGGTATGCCCGTGACACTTTCCCTGCTGATTGGGTCGTTATCTGTAGCATGGAGACTGGAGTGCCGGTCGAGTGGTTGGCATTTGGCACTGATACAGAGAAGGGAAGAATTACAAATAATGCAGAAAAAAGTCACAACAATTGTGACAGCAAGCATCAACATCTCAATAGAGAACAAGACATCCAAAATGAGAACTTTTTTACTATTAACCAAGGCGGAAAAGCAGCAATAGAGCGAATCGTTTTGGCTTATGGATTTAAGACAAGACAAGCTTTAGCTGATCATATTGGTGTATCAAAAAGTACATTAGCCAATCGTTACATGAGAGATACCTTTCCTGCTGACTGGATTATTCAATGCTCACTGGAAACTGGTGCTTCATTAACATGGCTAACCACTGGTAACGGGGCAATGTTTGAAAAGCCTCGAATCAATACTATCACTATCCCATATCATAAAATAATTGATGGATCTCTTGCTCAAGAAACCGTTTTGACTTTTGACTCTAAGTTGTTAGAAGGAACCTTTCTGCAACCTTTAGCAGTATTCATTGATGAGGAAATATATATTGTAGAATCAAAATTTAATGAAGTTACTGATGGCAAGTGGCTTGTGAATATTGAAGGGAAAATAAGCATCAAAGATTTGACTCGCATACCCGTTGGTATGGTTAAAGTTGTAGGCACTAACGCAAGTTTTGAATGCTTACTTACTGACATTATCGTTTTGGCAAAATGTAAAAGAGTTTTTACTAAAAATGTATAA